GTGCCGCTAGAAGAATATGCTAGACATATTGAAGGAGTATAAAATGACCGAAGAAAATAAAACAGAAGTCAATACTGATCGTAACTCACGATCTGCAGAGACACGAGCCTCTCAAACTCGCAGAAAGCCTTGGGCTCCCCCGTCTATGTTAGACGCACCCGAAGCTCCTCCTGGATATCAATTTAGGTGGATTCGTGAAGCTACTCGAGGAATCGATGATAAATCTAATATGTCTAAACGTATTAGAGAGGGATATGAACCTGTGAGAGCAGAAGACTATCCTGATTTCGAAGCTCCTACTATTGAAAACGGTAGCAACACTGGAGTAATTGGAGTCGGAGGATTAATACTTGCTAAAGTTCCAGTCGAAACCGCAGCAGAGCGTAATGCTTATTTTAAAGATCAAGCAGATACCGCGATGCAAGGTGTAGATCAAAACTTTATGCGAGAAAGTGATGCTAGAATGCCTATTAAGGATAGTGATATCCAAAGGACTTCTAAAGTCGCCTTCGGTAGTAAGCCTACCGATGCAAAGTAATTAATAATAACAATGTATATAGACAAAGGAGAAAACAATGGCTAATACAAATAAACCAGATGGTTTTACTCCCGCATATCATATGTACGGAGGTGTTATTCGCCCTGCTAAAATGAGAATCGCAAGTGCAACTAACGCATCAATCTTTTCAGGTGATGTTGTTAATTTATCTAGTGGTTATGTCATCCAAGGCACAGCGACAGGCACACCCGTAGGTGTATTTTACGGAGTATACTATACAGCTACTGACGGCACCCCAACTTTCTCGAAAGTTTGGACTGCTGACACAGCTACCCAAGGCGGAGCAGATGCAGAAGCTCTCGTTTATAACGATCCTGGAATCGTTTACGAGGCTCAATTTACAGCTGGAACACCAGCAGTAAGTTTTATCGGCTCTAAATATACTCTTTCTACGACTGCAGGTTCAACATTGAACGGTAGATCAAAGGAAGGGGCAACCGCAACAACCTCAAGTGGTGTAGCGTTATGTGTAGGATTCGCCTCGCAACCAAGCAACGAAATCGGTGCTTATGCGAGAGGGTTATTCACATTCCCTACTAACACTTTTGCTGTTTAATTCTAAGGAGATAAATAATGGCGATTAACAGAGCACAACTAGTCAAAGAACTAGTTCCTGGACTCCATGCTCTCTTTGGATTAGAGTATGAGAGATATAATAACGAACACGAAGACATCTTCGATACTGAGAACTCCGAAAGGGCTTTTGAGGAAGAAGTAATGTTAAGTGGATTTGGTGAAGCACCGACTAAAGGAGAAGGAGCAGCAGTCATTTATGATACAGCTCAAGAATCCTGGACATCTCGTTTCACGCATGAAACTATCGCACTAGCGTTTGCGTTAACAGAAGAAGCAATCGAAGATAACCTCTACGACACACTTTCTTCACGTTACACAAGAGCACTAGCACGTTCGATGCAACAAACTAAGCAAGTTAAAGCAGCTAATGTTTTAAACAATGCTTTTAGTTCATCTTACGTTGGCGGTGATGGAAAAGAGCTTTGTGCTACAGACCATCCAACTGTTGCGAACGTTGATTTAAGTAATGAGCTGTCTACAGCTGCTGACCTTAATGAAACTTCTCTAGAGCAATCATTGATTGATATCGCTGGATTTAAGGATGAAAGAAACCTTAAAGTGAATGCACAAGCAAGGAAATTAATTATTCCACCTGCTTTGCAATTCGTAGCGGATAGATTGATGGAAACTCCAGGAAGAGTTGGTACTTCAGATAACGATATTAATGCAATTAGAAATATGGGAATGGTCTCAGAAGGCTACGTTGTAAATCATTATCTAACAGATACTGACGCTTTCTTCATCAAAACTGATGTTCCTAACGGGTTAAAACACTTTGTTAGAACTCCTGTATCTACTAGTATGGAAGGCGACTTCGAAACTGGTAACGTAAGATACAAGGCGAGAGAACGTTACAGCTTTGGTTGGAGTGACTGGAGAGGTATCTTCGGTTCACCAGGAGCCTAATTCATTAACGTGAATTCATTAAAGGGGAACTTCGGTTCCCCTTTTCTTTTTGTAGGCATTCATATACAATCAAAAGACTAGGATTTATTAACTTGTTCTACAGACTGACCTAGCAGACAAGCCGAGACAGTAGAACTTATTTCCACGGAGGAAATTATGGCAAAATCAACCTTTTCGGGTCCTGTACAATCATTGGCAGGATTTATATCAGCAGGTAATGCTAACGTTGTTAGTTTAACTGCAGACACATCCCTGACAGTGGCTTCTCACGCAGGAAAAATATTAACTTGTAACGACGCAGATGGTAAATTTACTTTACCCACTATCGTAGCTACTGCTCCAGGAAGAGACGATGATCCTAATCAAACAAATAATTTAGGTGCATCATTCTTTTTCGTAGTAGAGACTGCTGCAACTGATATGGACATCTTAACAGATGGCACAGATAAGTTTGTAGGTGGACTTTACACTGGTGTAACAGACGCAACAGGTAAAACTTTTATTTCTGGTGCATCTAACGATGTTATCACTATGAATGGTTCTACTAAAGGTGGACTTGCAGGTAGTATCGTTAAAGTTACTGCTATGGCAAGTGCTAAATATGCAGTAGAAGGAATTATTTTAGGGTCAGGAACTTTAGTTACACCATTTGCTGACGCTTAATCTTAATATAGGAGATTAATATGAGTTCATCAGATGTAAAAGCGACCAAAGCTTTAACTGCAACAGGACAATTACAAGGATTTATTGGTTCTGGTGCGGGTGTTGCTACTAATTTAGGTCCAATAAGAATTCAGTCTGTTCAAGCACAAGCAAGTGCTGCAGATGGTTCTATAAAAATCTATGACGGAACGGGTGCAAGTGGAACTAAGTTACTTATTGAATTTAAGTTCGGTTCAGCAGCAAATGAGTCTTTTGACCATTATTTGCCTAACGACGGAGTAAAATTTGATACAGGGGCTTATGTTGTGTTGTCTAATTGCGACTTTTTTGTAGCATACTACAACTAACATGGCAACCTCGGGAACTCGTGCATTTAGTTTAGATGTAGCGACCGCAATCGAAGAGGCGTACGAACTTGCAGGATTAGAAGCTCGTACGTCATACGATGCTGTTACAGCACGTCGTTCTATGAATATTATGTTTGCCGATTGGTCAAACAGAGGTATTCAAATGTGGGAAGTAGCCAAAGAGGAGCTAACTCTTACAGAAGGAACTAATGAGTATACGATTAACTCGTATGATATCGATGTTTTAGACGCTTATGTAGAACGAACAGTTAATACTGTAGTTACTGATTATCCCTTAGACAGAATAGATCGGAATGAGTATATAAGTATTCCCAACAAGGCTACTAAATCACGTTCTACAGAATTTTGGTTAGAACGTAAAAAGTCTCCTGTTATTCATCTTTATCCAACGCCCGAGAATTCAACGGACAAACTCATTTACTATGTATGGCGTACTATAGAGGATGCTGCGGCTTCTCTTAACGATGTAGATATACCTACACGATTTATGCCTTGCTTAGTATCAGGTTTAGCTTATTATTTATGTATAAAGAAAAATGTTCAGAAACTTCCTGTCATACAGGATTTATATGAGAGAGATTTAGCTAACGCTTTACGTTATGACGAAGACCGTTCTAATATTAGATTAGTTCCTAAACAAGAGTATATCTAATGGCTTATGCTTCAGGAAAATATGCTTACTTTATCTGCGATACTTGCGGATTTAGATATCCATATAAAGAAGCACGAGGAACTTGGGAAAACAATAGAGTTTGTCATGAGTGTTACGAACCTAAACATCCACAACTAGACCCACCAAGTATAGGAGCAGACGCAGAACTTCTTTGGAGACCTAGACCTGACGTTCCGTTACCTCAAGCAGGTTTGGGTGTTGTTACTACAATAGATCCTTCAACAGCGGTTATAAATAGTACAACAAGCCCTAGTGGAACTAGAACAATGACTGTTACCGATGATCCTATAGGTAGTGTATTTGAAGGAGAGTTTGGAACAGGTGAAGTAGGTACTTTAGAAGCAGGTGGAGACTAATGGCAGGATTTACATACGCAACATTAAAAACAGCGATACAAGATTATTTAGATAATACAGAAACTACTTTTGTTAATAATTTAGATACTTTTATACAAACAACAGAAGAAAGAATTTTAAAAGGAGTACAACTTCCTGTTTTTCGTAAAAACGTTACAGGTAGAGCTTTT